GTACTATATAGTATTTAGGGTAACATAGTTTTAAATAAAAGTCAAGAGCTAAATATAAAACCTAATTATAAATAAATTCTTGTATAAATAAACATCTGTTGACAAATCTAAAATCTTATGGTATAATTAGAGTAATAAAACAAGTTTATTAAAAACCTAATGGATAATTCATTATATGAACCCAAACCCAAATGTAAATATCGTTGTTGAAGAAGCGTCAGCTTCTGAGGTACCCCTTGTTAAAAAGAAAAAGGGTGGTAAACGAATAGGAGCGGGAAGACCCGCCTTGGTTCGTGAGAATTACAAGCGGCAAGAGATGGGACTTAAACCTATCCCTAAAACCCCTATTAATGCTAAACGAGATGCAAACCGCATACTACCCGTTAGTAAGAAAGCAAGACACCAAGAAATATTAGCTGGTTTATTAAACAGCAAGGGTAAAGCGGTAATCCAAAAGATATTGGACAAAGCCCTAACTGATGGCGATGCTGACCAAATGGCGTGTCTTAAGTTGGTGGCTGACCGAATAATCCCTGCTGATTATTTATCTAAGGCTAGTGGTAAGGGTAATCAAATTAATATATCCATCACGGGGATTGGTCAAGTGGAAACCTCCACCTATGACAACGATGATGTTCAAGACGCAGAGATAGTAGAGGATAATGAATAGTGGCTGCTGGTGATTTTACTGTATTTGGTATTATAAATAAACTACCTGCCAATCCTTTGCGTAGTTTATATGATAATTATGTTGCTCCTGAAACTAAAGCCCATGCTACTTGGTATGACGAACAACTCCCTACCATGTTGGATAAATATAAAAAAGAGATAGGTTCAAAACGCAGCGCAGGAACAATGCGAGATATTGCTGCTGAATTTATTGGTGCGGCTGATTATGCTCAACGATACTCAGGAACAGAAGACCAAGCAAGATTAAATGCTAATTTATATCAATATTTAAATCATGGTATTACTCCTGATGCGGATGCCAATAGATTTCAAGACAAAGCAGGTTTAGCTTTTGGTATGCAAAATAAAAATATGAGTAAAGAAGATTTAGTTAAGGCTGGTATTGAGTGGGCAAAACGTACCTCTCCTTCTGCTCCAATAGATAATTCTCCTTATTACTTAGATACTCGTACTAGTAGAGAATTAGATTAATGGCAGATTTAAATGTCAAGCTTCATGAGAAGCAACTAGAAGTATTTAATGACAACCATCGTTTCAAGATTCTAGCTGCTGGTAGGAGGTTTGGTAAAAGTCGGTTAGCCGCTTGGCTCCTAATTATTGAAGCCCTGAAGTCAACAGAGAAGGATGTCTTCTATGTTGCACCAACATATCAACAAGCAAAAGACATCTTGTGGGGATTGTTAAAAGAGATTGGGCACGATGTCATTGCCTCGGCACATGAGAATACCTCTGTCCTTACTCTTGTTAATGGTCGTAAGATTTACCTCAAGGGTGCAGATAGACCTGACACTCTACGGGGTGTGGGTTTAGCGTTCCTTGTAATCGATGAGTATGCTGACTTAAAGCCAAATGTTTGGGAACAGATTTTACGCCCAGCCTTGTCAGATGTTCAGGGTGGTGCGGTGTTCATCGGGACACCTAAAGGTAGAAACCATTTCTACGAATTATTTAAATATGCGGAAAGTGAGAGAGATGATGAGTGGAAAGCGTTTCATTTTACTTCCTATGATAATCCCCTTATTCCAGCAAAAGAGTTTGACAATGCTAAACAAAGTATGTCATCTTTTGCGTTCCGCCAAGAGTTCATGGCATCGTTTGAAGCAGCAAGCCGTGACTTATTTAAAGAAGAATGGATAAAAATAGATGAAGAAGAACCTATTGAAGGTCGTTTCTTTATCACTGTTGACTTGGCTGGTTTTATCAATGTGGATAGAGAATCAGGCAACAAGAATAAAAAACTGGATGAAACGGCTATAGCTGTTGTTAAGGTGCACGAAGGTGGTTGGTGGGTTGCAGATATTTTGCATGGTAGGTGGGATATTCAAGAAACTTGCGCTCAGATAATGAGGGCTGTTGTTCAGTATGAACCTGTTGCTGTTGGAATTGAAAAAGGAAGTTTAAAAAATGCTGCTCACCCTTACCTTACAGACCTTATGCGTAGGCATAATCACTACTTCCGCATTGACGATGTCACTCATGGCAATCAAAAGAAAACAGACCGTATCATGTGGGCACTCCAAGGGCGATTCGAGCACGGGAAGGTTACGCTAAATGAGGGAACATGGAATAATGAATTCATTGACCAGCTTGTCAACTTTCCTAACTCACAGTTGCATGATGACCTTATTGATGCCTTGGCATACATTGACCAAATACAAATAGTAGAAAGTTCAAATAGTTTTGAAGAAGAAGAATATCAACCAATGGACGCTTTAACAGGATATTAGATATGCAAAATAAATTAGTAGAATGGATTGTAGGTTATACAGACGAGTGGCGTGACCACCGTGATGACAACTATTTGTCTGATTGGAAAGAATATGAACGCTTATGGCGTGGTGTATGGGCAGCAGAGGACTTAACTCGTGCCTCAGAGCGTAGCCGTATCACTTCCCCTGCTCTCCAACAAGCCATTGAGAACCACACGGCTGAGATTGAGGAAGCTGTCTTTGGACAAGGCGACCATTTGTTTGAGATTGAAGATAACATGGGTGATGAAGACCCATTGGATATCGAATATCTACAAAGATACATGAAGGAATGTTTTAAAAAGAATAAAATCCGTAAATCTGTTGGTGATGTTATCCTCCTTGCCTCTATCTATGGTACTGGTATTGGTGAAATTACCCTCAAAAAGTCCAAAGAGTTTAAACCTGCTACTCGCCCACTAGAAAATGCTGATGCTATTCAGATTGGTGTGGAAGAAGTAGAGAAAATTAATGTTGCGTTACGCCCAATCAATCCACAAAACTTCCTTATTGACCCAAATGCCTCAACTATTGAGGAAGCGATGGGTGTTGCCATTGAGGAATTTGTATCTGCTCACACTATTGCTCAAAAAGTCAAAGAGGGTGTGTATAAAGACACAGATATTGATGACGATGCAACCCCAAACAAAGACCTAGAGGCTTCTTGGATTGACCAAGAGTATAATGATGACAAAATTCACATTATTCGCTACTATGGTTTAGTGCCAGCCGCTTTGTTAGAATCTGAAGGCGAGGAGGAGATTGTTGACCTACTTGGTGAGGAAGATGACACCGAGTTAATGGAGGAGTATGGCGATTTAGTAGAGGCAATTGTTGTTATTGGTAATAATAAATTACTAAAAGCAGAGAAAAACCCATACATGATGCAAGACCGCCCAGTCATTGCATACCAAGATGATAGTATTCCTAACCGTTTTTGGGGTCGTGGCATTGCCGAGAAGGGTTATAATATGCAAAAGGCGATTGATGCCCAGTTGCGTAGTCACCTAGATTCTCTTGCCCTAACCGCTGTTCCAATGATGGCTATGGACGCTACACGCCTCCCTCGTGGTAGTAAATTTGAGGTAAGACCAGGAAAAACCATCTTGACAAATGGCAATCCTGCTGAAATCTTGATGCCATTCAAGTTTGGCACAACGGATGCTTCTAACATTGAGATTGCTAATAAATTTGAAGGTATGTTGCTACAAGCGACAGGCACTCTTGATTCACAAGCAATGCAATCATCTCCTGCTGGTGCTGGTGAGATGTCTATCACCCTATCATCTATTATCAAAAAGAATAAACGCACTCTTGTTAATTTCCAAGACAGTTTCCTTATCCCTTTTGTAGAGAAAGCCGCTTACCGCTTTATGCAATTTGATGCTGACCATTTCCCTGTAAAAGATTACAGCTTTGTGGCTTCTAGCTCATTGGGTATGCTTGCTCGTGAAGTTGAACAACTACAAATGATTAACTTGATGAAAACTCTTGGTCCTGATAGTCCTATCCTTCCAATCTTAATGCAAGGTGTGATATCTAATAGCTCTCTACCTAACAAAAATAACCTAATTGCTCAAGTAATGCAAGCAATGCAACCAAATCCTGAAGCGCAACAAATTCAACAAATGGAAATGCAATTGCAAGCAGGTTTAATTACTGCTCAAACTAATGACTTGAATTCTAAAGCAGGTAAACAACAAGCGGAAGCTCAACAAATTGCTGTTGAAACTCAACTTAAACCACAAGAGGTTCAAGCTAAACTTGCTGCTGCTTTATCTAATAACCTTTCTGCTGGAACTGCTGATGACAAGGAATTTGAGCGTCGTGCCAAGTTGTCTGAGCTTATGTTCAAAGAGAAAGAGTTGGATTTAAAAGAAAAAGACATGATGCAGAAACTTGACATCGTTAAACTACAGATGGAAAAGCCCTTGACAATGGACTAATCTTGTGATATAATGTAAGTATAATATAAGCTTATTTATTATATTATGTTTAGGCTAGGGTAGCTCCCAAAAAGAAAGTTCCTTACTTTCCTGCCTAAAATCTTTCTTTAAGGATAGTTTAAGGGACTATATGGAATTTTATGATGTTGTTTGTAAAAAATGCTTAAAAAATACAGTACGCAATTCTGAAAAATGTATTAATAAGAAAAAGATATGTAAAACTTGTTCACAAAGGACAAGAAAAAAAGTAGAAATAAAGTCTAAGTTTAGATTACCTATAGAAGTTTATGAAGATATGTTGATAGCACAGTTAGGTGTATGTGCTATTTGTAAACAAAGGGAATCAGTTAAGATTAAGAAAAGCCTTGCCGTAGACCATTGCCATACTACTGGAAAAATTAGAGGGTTATTGTGCAGTAGATGTAATATAGGATTAGGTTATTTTAGAGATAATGAAAAATACCTACAATCAGCTATAGATTACTTAAAAGCACAAGATAACACAACTAATTTAGGAGTGCAATAGCTTGGATAAAGAATTACAAGAGTATTACGAGAATAGATTTTCCACAATGGCAACAATCGGGTGGAAAGAGTTTATAGAAGATGTTCAGGCTTTATTTAATACATATAATAATATATCTACTGTAGATACGCACGAAGAATTACACAAGCGTAAAGGTCAGTTAGATATCTTACAATGGGTATTATCTCTAAAAGAAGTTAGTGAGCAAGCCTACGAGGAGTTACAAATTGCGGATAATGCTTGATTTCAAGTGCTCCGTTTGTGACCAAGTAGATGAACGGTATATAGATAATAAAACAGAATACACTGAGTGTTCTAAATGTAACGGTAATGCTATTCGTATGATTAGTACACCTACCATTGCATTAGAAGGATACTCAGGTAGCTTTCCAAGTGCTGCAGATGCTTGGGCTAAAAAGCATAACCTACCTGCAAAAAGAGATTAGTCTAGCCAATAGATTAGTTCCTTTCCTATAATGCTTAATGCACAGGAGAAATATTATGGCAAAAGTTTTAGATGACGTTTTAGAAAGTACGATTGAAACAAGTTCACTAGACGAAATTGATGCACCCGTAGAGGCGCAAGTCGAACAACCTGTTGAAGACGATTTACCTGAGAAGTACCGCAACAAGTCAGTTAAAGACATCATTGCAATGCACCAAGAGGCTGAAAGGTTTATTGGTAAGCAAGGTGGTGAGGTAGGTGACCTGCGTAAAGTGGTAGATGACTTTATTAAGACGCAAACAGCTAATAACTTAAAGACACAAGAGATAGAAACTAATAGTGATGAGGATTTCTTCATTGAGCCTAAGAGTGCTGTAAATAAAGCAATCGAAAATCATCCAGCTATTAAGGAAGCCCAGCAAGCCTCTATTGCCATGAAACAAGCGGCAATTCAAGATAAGCTTTCTAAGGATTTCCCTAATTATGTAGAGGTTGTAACTAACCCTGCGTTTGCTGAATGGATTAAGGCATCTAAAGTTAGAACAGAGTTATACAACCGAGCAGATAGTAATTTCGATTATGATGCGGCTCAAGAACTTTTGTCTACTTGGAATGAACGACAATCCGTAACCTCTAAGGTAACTGAAACTGCCAAACTTGACCGTGACTTACAACTCAAAGCGGCTGATGTTGGTAATGGAAATGCCCAAGAATCTGTTTCAAAAAAGAAATATCGTCGAAGCGATATTATTAAACTTATGCAAACTGACCCTGAAACGTATGAAGCTCGCTCACAAGAAATTATGCAAGCCTATCGTGAAGGTCGAGTAATTTAATTTAAACAATATAGAAAAGGATTTACAAAATGGCTTTAGGCTCAAATCAAGTAACAACCACAACTGCTGCAACCTTTATTCCTGAAATTTGGAGTGATGAGATTGTTGCCGCTTACAAAAAGAACCTAGTTCTTGCAAACTTATTTAAAAAAATGTCATTCGTTGGCAAAAAAGGTGATACAGTTCATATCCCTTCACCAACCCGTGGTACAGCTTCTTTAAAAGCAGCTAACACACAAGTTGAATTACAAGCCGCAACTGAAGGCGATGTAGTTGTAACTATTGACAAACACTACGAGTACTCACGTTTGATTGAGGATATCGTCGAAGCACAAGCTTTAACTTCACTACGTCGCTTCTACACAGAAGATGCTGGTTATGCTCTATCTAAACAAGTAGATACATCTCTTGTTCAATTAGGTCGTGGCTTCAACGGTGGTGGCGGTACTGCTGCTTATGGTGGTGCTTACATTGGTGGTGATGGTACTACTGCTTACACATCAGGTTCAAGCAATGCTTCTGCATTAACTGATGCTGCTATTCGTCGTACAATTCAACGTCTTGATGACAACGATGTTCCTATGGATGGTCGTTTCTTCATTGTTCCACCTTCATCTCGCAACACATTGATGGGTTTGGCTCGTTACACTGAGCAAGCTTTTGTTGGTGAAAGTGGCACAAACAACACAATCCGCAACGGTGAAATCGGTAACTTGTATGGTATCCCTGTATTTGTATCATCTAACTGTGATACTGCTACTGGTGGTGCTCGCATTGCTTTACTAGGTCACAAAGATGCTGCTGTGTTGGTTGAACAACAAGGTGTTCGTTCACAAACTCAATACAAACAAGAATACTTAGGTACTCTATACACTGCTGATACATTGTACGGTGTAAAAGAGTTGCGTGATGGTTCTGCATTTGCTCTAGCTGTTCCAGCCTAAGTAATTAGGTTTAAACCTCTTACCCATACTACTCGGGTAGGGGGTTTTTGCATATTTATTCAAGGAGAAACAAATGGCTCAATTTAAATGTTTAGTTTCAGGTAATGTTGTTAATTTTGAACACGCACATGATATTGAAGAAATGCACAAGCATCCTCAATATGAATTTGTAGAACCAAAAGCAGTTAAAACTGAAAGTTTAGTAAAAGAAAAAACAGTACAAGTAAAACCAGTATTTAATACTAAGGACTAGTTATGGCTATATATAGAGGTGAGGGTGGTAGTGGAGATGCAACAGCAGATACCTCCAATACCTCTGCTGTAGCGATTGCTGCAGCTATTGATTCACAAAATAGTGCTACTGCTGCGGCAGCTAGTGCAACAAGTGCTGCTAGTTCAGCTACTAGTGCAAGTGATTCTGCTTCAAGTGTATCAGCTAGTGCTTCTGCGGCTGCTACATCAGCCACTAATGCGGCTACTTCTGCTACGAGTGCTTCAGCAAGTTCAACTGCTGCTGCTGCAAGTGCCATTGGTGCTTCTTCAAGTGAAACTGCTGCTGAAACAGCACAGACTGCTGCTGAGTTAGCTGAAACTAATGCTGAAACAGCTGCTACTTCTGCAACTGATAGTGCATCGACAGCAACAACTAAAGCAAGTGAAGCGTCTACTAGTGCTACTAATGCAGCTTCTAGTGCATCCACTGCTAACACTGCGGCTACTTCAGCTTCTACTTCTGCCACTAATGCTGCAACAAGTGCAACATCAGCTAGTGGGTCAGCTACAACAGCAACAACACAAGCCACAAATGCAGCGTCATCCGCTTCTAGTGCCTCAACATCTGCTGCTACTGCTACTACACAAGCCACTAATGCTAGTTCTAGTGCAAGTGCTGCTGCAACCTCGGCAACTAATGCAGCAACATCAGCTACAAACGCAGCCAATTCAGCTACATCTGCTTCAGGTAGTGCAACAACAGCTACTACACAGGCTTCAAATGCTTCTACCTCTGCTAGTGCAGCTTCTACTTCAGCAAGTAATGCGGCTACAAGTGCTACAAATGCTGCAAACTCTGCGACAACTGCTGCAAGTTACACACCTAGTCAAACAGGTAACTCAGGTAAATTCCTTACTACTAATGGTACGGCTACCTCTTGGGGAACAGTAGATGCTCTACCTTCTCAAACAGGAAATAGTGGTAAATATTTAACTACTAATGGTACTGCTGCTTCTTGGGCTACAGTTAATGTAACTCCTGCTTTAGATGACTTATCTGATGTAACTATTACTTCTGTTTCTAGTGGTCAAGTGTTATCTTATAATGGCACAGCATGGGTTAATGCAACTGCTGGTGGAAATATTACAACTAAAGGTTTGTATGAGAATTCTCAAACTATCTCTAGTAATTATACGATAGGTACTGGTAATAGTGCTATGTCAGCAGGACCAATTACAGTAGCATCAGGCGCAGTAGTTCAAATACCAAGTGGCGCTCGTTGGGTAATTCTTTAAGGATAAATTAATATGGCAGTTACGATAAATGCAAGTACCAGCGCAGGGTTAGTAACCTCTGCTGATACCTCTGGTGATTTAAACATACAAAGCGGTGGCTCTACTAAGATTGCTGTGACATCAGCAGGTGTATCCCTTTCTACTCCTTTAGCAGCAGGGTCAGGTGGTACAGGCTTGTCGTCAGTTGGAACATCGGGCAATGTATTAACATCAAATGGTACGGCTTGGGTTTCTTCTGCTGCAGGTGGAATAGGTGTTGGTCAAACTTGGCAAAATGTATTGGGAAGCAGGGTATTTGGAACAACATACTATAACACTACAGGAAAACCAATATGTGTTAGCGTAGGCTCTTATGGCAATGCTGGAGCTTGGACTTCCGCATCAGTAAGCGGCTCTACTATTCAATACTCAAGTCAATCTGGCGGTAGTGGTTATCAAGTTTCGCCTATGGTATTTATTGTGCCTGATACAGCTAGTTATTCAGTGTCTTCTGCTGGTGGCCCAACAACACTATCCGTTTGGTGGGAATTAAGATAAGGAACAATTATGGCACATTATAAAGATTTAGATAACCAAGTACATTATTTAGAAGACGATGCTTTTTCACACTTATTACCAAATGGTAGTGTTTTAATTTCAGACGATGAAGCCAATGGCATTAGAAATTATGTGTCTGAACAACAAGCAGCAGAAGCCAAGCGTCAAGAGGCACTAGCCTACTTAAGCCAAACAGATTACATGATGACAGCAGACTACGACAAGGACACCACAGCGGTTAAGGTGTTAAGAGCTGAGGCTCGTAAAATAGTTAGAGGGGAAGCGTAATGCCTTTATTGTTAGCAGGAGCGACAAGCGGTGTAACGACTGTACAAGCTACAGACACGGTGACTGCTACAATGACCTTGCCATCCGTATCGGGTATTGTACCAACACAAGACAGCACAACAGGTGCATTGACATTACCTACTGGCACAACAGCACAACGACCAACAGCCTCAACAGGTATGGTTAGGTACAATTCAACACTAGGCATAATGGAATACTACAACGGCACTGCTTGGTATAGCGTGACTGCTACAACTCCAACATCTACAGTAGAGTATTTAGTTGTTGGCGGTGGTGGTGGAGCTGCTGCAGGTGGTGGTGGTGCAGGTGGTTATCGTACAGCTACTGGACTATCTGTAACTCCAGGCTCTGCTATAACAGTTACGGTAGGTGCTGGTGGTACAAGTTCTACTCCTGGCACTAAAGGGTCTGACTCTGTATTTGGTTCTATAACTTCTGCTGGTGGTGGTAGAGGTGGCTGGCGTGGTTCAGCTACTGACCTTAGCGGTGGTTCAGGTGGTGGTGCTGCGGCAGATACAATAAACTCAGGCGGTGCAGCCACTCCTGCTGGACAAGGCTATGCAGGTGGTAACAATACTGCTGGTGGAAGTTTTGGTGCAGGTGGTGGTGGTTCAGCATCGGTTGGCGTAAATAACAATGGTGCTGGTGGTACAGGTACATCATCAAGCATATCAGGTTCAGCAGTAACTTATGCGGCAGGTGGTTCGGCAAGTGGTAATGCTAGTGGTACAGCTAACACAGGTAATGGCGCAAGTGGTGCTTATGCAGGGCCAACAGGTGCTGGCGGTTCAGGTATTGTTATTATCCGTTATGCTGACACATTCCCCTTAGCAACATCTACTACAGGCTCTCCAACAGTTACTACTGCTGGTGGCTACCGTGTCTACAAATGGACAGGTTCAGGTTCAATTACATTCTAAGGATTTACAATGGCTTATTTCGCTAAACTAGATGATAACGATGTCGTGATAGATGTTCACGCATTAAACAACATTGAGATGCTAACCGCTGAAGGCGTAGAGTCCGAGGACATGGGTAAGGCTTTCTTTATCCGTTGGTCAGGTGGTTACTCTAAGTGGGTGCAAACATCTTACAACGGTACTATCCGTAAGAACTACGCAGGTATCGGCTACACATACGACAGAGTTCGTGATGCGTTCATTGCGCCTAAACCAACAGAAGGTGAGTGGAATTTAGATGAATCAACCTGCCAATGGGTAGAAGTTAAATAATGGCAAACTTGCTCATCAACGCTGCTACATCGGGTACTACTACAATAGCCCCTGTAGACAATGTAACGGCTACCATTACGCTACCTGCTACTACAGGTGTGTTTCCAGTTAGTTCGTCTGCGACAGGTGCTTTGTATCTGCCTACGGGAACTACTGCACAACGACCTACAGCAGCCACAGGTCAATGGCGTTACAACACAGACTTAGGTGTGCTTGAGTATTACAACGGCACTGCTTGGTATAGTGTTACAGGTACATTAATAGTTTAAAAGGAAATAATATGGCTATAGTTTTAGACGGAACGGCAAATACGGTAACACCTTTAAACGGTGCGTTAGGTGCGACTACTCCTAGTACGGTGGTGGCTACTACAGTTGTGGCTAGTTCAACAATAAAGGGTGCTACTACCATTGCGGTAGGTAACGCTACTCCATCAGCTAGTGGTGCAGGTATAACATTCCCAGCTACACAGAGTGCTAGTACAGATGCTAATACGCTAGATGATTATGAAGAGGGAACTTGGGTGCCAGCTAAAGGTGCAGGTTTAACAGCAGTTGGAACTTATAGCTCTGTTGGTAGATATACAAAAATTGGCGATTTAGTTTTTGTTGATGCTAAATTAAGTGCAACAACTTCATTATCATTTAATGCCGCAGCTCAAATTGTTTCAAATTTGCCTTTTACATCTTCATCAACTTATGTAGGCACAGGAACTGTAATTAACGAAGCTGCAACATCATCAATAGGCATAAGTACATATACTGTTTCTATATTTGGAAATGGAACAATGGCTGCAACACCAAATTTATATTTTTCTCTTGTATACAAATTAGCGTAAGGAAAAATAATGGAAAAGCTAATCGCAAAACTTAACGCTTTCCTAAGCCAATTCTGCATCGTGTGCAAAGTACCTTGTGACAAGCAAATGCACTTTATCTGTGGCTTTATCATAGCTGCTGTGTTGACACCATTCATTGGCTTCTACGCTGTGGTTGTCGTGGCTATCATTGCGCTACTAAAAGAGATATACGATGCGCTACATCCTGATAAGCATACTGCTGACTTTTGGGATTGGATAGCTACTACACTAGGTGCAATTATTGCTTCGCTGCTAATTGCTTTCTTATAAAATAAAAACAAGAGATTACAAATGTCATTTGAACCAATAGACCCAGTAGAATACGGTAAACTCATCTCCAAGGTGGAATCCCTTGAGAAGAAGATAGACAAGATGGAAAATGCACTAGATGAACTACTTGCCTTAGCCAATAAGGGTCGTGGTGGTTTTTGGATGGGTATGATGATTGCTTCTCTTGTAGGGGCGATTATCTCTTATATCTCTCGTGCAGTTATAGGACACTAAATGCAATTGACACCTCATTTCTCTCTTGCTGAACTTACAGTTACTAATCAAAAGATAGATAACACACCATCTAAAGAAGTAATAGAAGTACTTCGCACAACTGCTTTCTATATGGAGAAAGTAAGAGAGATATTAGGTAATGTAGCTATTACTATCAATAGTGGCTACCGTAGTCCTGATGTCAATCGTGCAGTAGGTGGCACTAGCAACTCGTCACATACTTATGGATATGCTGTAGACTTCACAGCCTATGGTCATACTCCACTTACTATATCTAATATCTTAAGTAAAAGTAATCTTAAATTTGACCAATTAATCTATGAGAAGACTTGGGTTCATATATCATTTGACCCTCGTATGCGTGGGAATATCCTCACACTCAAAGGTAAAGGTAAATATGTAAAGGGGATTGTATAATGTGGTCTGTCTTGTTTCCAGCTCTACTACCAGCTTTAACAGATGGTGTTCGTGGTATCTTTGCTAAGTTTACAGGTGGTGCAGGTGGCACTCCTCAAAATGTAACAGAACGTATTCAACTTATGCAAGCGGAATCATCTCGTTTGCAAGCACTAGCAGAGATAGATAAACCTATTGGTGAACCTGATAAATGGGTAACTAACTTAAGGTCTAGTTTTAGATATATAGCAATTATTATTATATGGTTGGCAACAGTAAGTGCGGTATTTACACCTACTGTCCCTGAAGCCATAACACTCATCTTGTTAGATTTAAGTGGTGCGTGTATGTCATTTGTAATCGGTGAAAGAATGTATTTAACTTTAAGGAAATAATATGCCATTAGCTAAAGGTAAGTCAAAGAAAACAATCTCCAAGAATATCTTTACATTAATGCACGAGGGTAAACCACAAAAGCAATCCATTGCTATTGCTTTGAGTGAGGCTGGTAAATCCAAGAAAAAAGGTAAGAAATAATGTCAATTAAAAAAGGTCAAGAAACTTTTGAAGGATATAATAAACCTAAACGCACACCAAATCATCCAACTAAATCTCATGCTGTTCTAGCAAAAGATGGTGATAAAGAAAAGTTGATTCGTTTTGGTCAACAAGGGGTGTCAGGTGCTGGTGCTAATCCTACTACTCCTGCTGAGAAAGCTAGACAAAAATCCTTTAAGGCTCGTCATGCAGATAACATTGCTAAGGGCAAAATGAGTGCAGCGTATTGGGCAGATAAAGTCAAGTGGTAAGAAAT